TCTTTTAATACCTGGCGTAACGCGGTAATTCGGTTTTCTAAACGCTCTACTTCAGCGCCAGCCGCTTTAACATCACCAGCCGTTCCTTTTAGAAACTTATTATCAAAACGTGTTTTAGCGTCAGCGCTCATTTGCTTGGCCAATTTTAGTTGGCCAGTCGCTAACAGTAATGAACTCGTCGCGCGCGCTTTTGTATAATTAGCAAAAGGATTTAGCTTTTTAGTTTCTTCATTAAGACGCTTTGTCGCCTCTGTAGCATCATCAGCGCGATTGGCAAACTCATAGATACCATAAGCAGCGAGTAGGGCAACGCCAGCTGGACCGCCCAGTAATGCCATGCTGCCGCGAAGCAATCGAACGGCCGCATTAGCACGAACAGCTGCAACGGCATGTTGATTAGTCGCCGCCGCAACAGCTTGCTCTGTGGCAGCAAGGCGGCCATTTGCAATAGCCAGGTTCTTAATCGCGGTTGTGCGTATATTGGTATTATGAGCGTTTGTAAGTTGACGTTTTGCGGCGGCTTGCCTTTGAACGGCATAACGTTGCTCTTGTAAGGCGTTTCGTTTAGCTTGAGCGCTTAAAGCGACATCAGCACTTAAGGCTTTATTCTTAGCTATAAAATTAGCCGCGTAAGCCGCAGTCGACCTGCCCAGTGATGTCACTAAATGGCCACCAATGACAATAGATAGTGCAGTGGCAGCATCAGTTAAGTTATCAATTAATGCTTCGTTTTCCCGCAGCTCAACCATACCTAGTCGAATAGAATCGACAACGGTTGTCACCGCAAAGTTAACCGGCGCTTCAAACTCACGAATCATGCGCTGATATTCTGTGCTCATTTCGGCAAAGCTGGCGTTTATTTTTCCCTGCGTCGCCTGCGCTGCACCCGCATAATCACCTAATGCTTTCACTAACGTTTTCTTAAACATCTGGCTTGTGACTTGGCCATCAACCACTAGCTTTCTAAAACCACCGGAGGCTAGACCAGCCGCTTTGTCGAGTTTTTGTAAAAGACCAGGTAATGGCTCTGTCACTTGATTGAGCTCTTCAGCGCGCAGAACGCCAGCGGTCATGCCTTGAGTCATACCAAACAATGATTGCTCTAACTGCACATTGCTCGCGCCCGTTTTTGCAGCCGCGTTGGCCATGCCTTCTAAAATGGCTTTGCCTTGGGTTTGGGTAACAATGCCGACTTGCTGAAGGTTGAGGATTTTTGAATAGGAATTGGCCAAGGTATCGTATTTTGTATTTAAACGATCGGCTGTGGCAAAAAGATAAGTTTGTGTATCAGCATATTCTTTTGCGCTGTTGGTTAATCCTTTAATGCGCTGGTCAAGTAATTGCGCCGCGCCGGTGTCTCGAATAAACACGGTAGCCGTACCAATACTTATTGCGGCCGTTATCGACGCAGCAACACCCGCATAAGAGCGCTTAAGCAGGCCAAGTGATTGCACCATACTGCCTTGCTGGCGCATTAAATGTTGCTGACTCACTGATAAACGCTGATTGGCCGCCACCTGATTTGTGATGGCGCCAGGTATTGCATTAAGGTCACGCACATTACGCTTTGCACCTGCTGTAACCGCCTTACCATCATACGCTAAGCGTAACGCCAAATTCAGATTGCTGCTCATCAGGTCGCCTTATCAGTCCTAAAATCATTCGTTCTAATGTTTGTACGTTTCCAAAATCCGCTTTAGATAACGTAATATCGCTATAACGCCAAGCAATGTCAGCCCTGGCATAATCGAGGGCTATTTCAACCCCGTCTTTATCGAAAACCCATTGGCTTGAAGCGCATGTAATGGCTTCAACACTGCGCCAAATTGTAGGCAATACCCATAAATGGGTAGGCAGTTCTTCTGATTGTTTAGGTGCACCAAAATGCGCTTCGTCACCATCAATGACTGTTGAGTCTGTTGCTAGGTCGCCCACAAACCACCTAGCAACATCGTTTAGTTTTTTTCCTGTACTCGATACTGAGCGTTAATGCACTCAACCGACAAACGGCCTGCGATACCGCCATATTTGAGCATTTCTTCAAGGGTCTCAGCGTTAAATTCAACGGTTTCGCCTTCATCAATAAATTCTTCCCAGCCAGTTAACAGCGCTCGAACGGTTTGGACATCAGTTGATGACGCTGGATTCAAAAGCTCATCGAGATCGTCTTGATCAACCACCTTAATTAGCGCGGTAAACTTGAACGTTACCCCGCCAAACTCAAAGTTAAGAGGGGCTTTAATCGTGGCGTTACTGAGTTTGTTTAAACATCTTAATTTCATGTGGCTCTCTCTCTTATTCAAAAACAATGGTGAGTTCGTCATAACCAGCGCCTGAAGGCACCAATTTAGTGTCAAAGTCATAACCGGTTAATTCTGATTCTAACGACGCATATTTAGGGTGGCCAAGTTGCGCTTTGCCCAGTAGGGTTACTTTCTTGCCAGCAACAGTGCCATGACTAAATTCAAAGTCATGCACTTCACCCACCATTTCAAAGGGGTTAAATACCGACAACGCATCAGCGGTCAACGTGAACTTAGCGGTTGATTCATGCCCCGTAATCATGATTTCTTCATGGTTAATAGCGCGGTCAAAGATAACGTTGTTACCTTCATCAATGGTTAGCTTGTGCAGCGTTCGCGTTACATTGTTGAGCGTGAATGCCGATGAATTTGAAACACCCAGTACTTCAGGGCGTTTCCAACGGGTCCAATCAACAACAGGCGGCGCACTTGATTCGATGGGCGCAGAGAACAAGCCTTTAAACTGCCAGTTAACCTTTGGAATGCCTTTTTCAAGGGAAATGCTCCAGGTGCCTAGCATTTCACTGATTTGGTGTGTGTTGTTGCCAAAGCGAACTAAGCACGTGGCTTTTGTCGCATCACCTTTAACATAAGTAACAGTACTTGCCGTGGTGACTTGCTCGCGGCCACAGGCTAAAAAGAGTGGTGCAACAGCAGGTACAGCGCCAGCCACGCCGCTCACAGCTAACGGAGTCTTGAAGTTTAGCGTGATGTGCTCGCCATAATATTCTTCTAAACTAGCGCCAGAGTGGGGCGTTTCAAGTTCATCTTTTTCAGATTCACCCTCAATGTTAAATTCAACATCAGTGGCATAAATTGCATGTAGGCCCGTTAATGTTGTGCCAGCAGCATCTGCTAAAATGAGTTTGTTTTTAAATCGCCATGTGCTCATCGTTTATCTCCAGGCGCTGATTGCGGTTGTGCTCGTTTGTCAGCCATTTGTTTGAGGGCCGCTTGTGCTGCTTTCGCTGCCGATGACTTTACGACGACTTCTGGCTCAAGCTTATCGGGTGTTTTTTCTTTCATCACATTACCTTTGTATTCACAGTTAAATGACATGAGACAGAAAACTGACCTTGGTAAATCAAGTTTCCTGTGTCTTTATTAAATTCCACAACGCGGCCACGGTGTAGCTTGATAGGCTGCCAGCCTTCAAACTGAACGCCAGCAACGCATTTCTTTACTTCATCTCGCAGTTTATTGATGTGCTCATCGGCTAAGGCATTTGAGACAGCGCTGGGTATCACAATCATCACCCCAAAGATTTCTGTGAAGTCATATTCATCTAAGCCCGTCACAGACGTGGTTTCTTTGAATTGCTCATCGAGTGGCAACACAAACAACATTGATGCATGAACACTGCGTGAGCGCGCATCGTTAAAGTCAGCGGCAAAACCAACATCGATGGTTGTTTCACGTTTTAACAGCGCTTCAACGCGGTTTAAATCAAAGTTAAACTCCATTTAAAGCCCCTTTAAATTAGCCAATCGCTAACAATGTTATTAATTTCTTGTGACTGATAAAGTTCAATACCGATGATGGGCCGCGCCGGTAACGTCACTGATTTATTGCGCCCCGTTTTACCGCCAAAATGATGAATGGCCGCGTATTTCTCGCCCATGCCATGCTCTAAGGTTTGACCAAGCACGTTATGCGTCACCGAACCGGCTAAACTGCGCGTGTCGGTTAACGTCAAACCACCACGGGCGTAGGCCGCTTTTGACTGTTGCCACTTCGTGCCGTCGGGCGCTACCTGGCTTAAAAACCTTGATGTCACATCTAAATCCAAAAACGCGCCTATATCATCGAGTGCATCACGGCCATCTCTACCTTTTTGACCCAGTAGCGTTAAGCCTTTGATGGCTGTGCCTGAAATGTCGATATACACGCCAGCCATTTAATAGGCTTCCCAATTAAACTGACTACGGGGCTTAGTTGTTCGCATGCTAGTGCGAGCAACAGACTTATCAGCAGTGAGCCTAATCACGCCTTTCTCAATCTTGTCTAATTGCTTCATCGCTACTTCACGGCGTTTGTTGATTTGCTCATCATTAGGGTTAGTGCATAGCTCATAGCGCATTAAATCAGTGGCAATGGCGGGTAATACCGATGCATCTATTTCTGATTGGGTTAGCGAAAAGCGGCTTACATAGCCCGTAATTAATGCCGTTACGCTCTTTTGGCTGCTTTCATACCAGTCATGAATCTGCTGTTGCAACTCTGTACCAGGACTTACTAATAACGCTTGCTCTAAATCATCCTTGGTAGGGCGAGTCGTAGAATCAAATGATTTTCCTGACACGAATTGCAACAGCACATTCATACCGATTTTGTTAATGATGTCTTGCGGGGGAATAAACATAAAATAATCTCAAAAAGGGCAGCGCTTTGGAGAGAGAGCAAAGCGCTGCCGTTAAACTTTAAGCGGTGTTACTAACCAAGTACGTTGGTTAACAAAATGCCGCAATCTTTCGCAATAGCAAGCTCACGAACCGTTTCACCCACTTGCACTTCAACGCCGCCGCGTAACCCCGCAGACACTTCACGACTGCCAGACACGCGGTCCTGGTACTGCGCCGTCATTGCAAAGGTCATGCGGTTATTCATTGTGCTGGCTAATGGATCGACATACGTCATAGCTAAAGAGTCTTGCCATGCTTGAGATAACACAGGACTCTTTCCTTTTTTGGCCGTGTTAACACGAGAGCGACCAATGTTGATGGCATCAAGCTCTAGCATTTCAGCAAGGAACTTGAGCGGCACTAAGCCAGAATCACCCAATGTGCCGTTATACGCTTTAATAATGGTTTTATTGGTGCGCAGCGCCGTTGCAACTTTTTGTGACATCGTGAAATGGTTCGGACGCATTAACGCTCCATCAAGCATTTCGAGTAAAAAGGGCAACACATCAAACGTATTATCTGATAACAACTTAAAACCGTTCGCTTTTAGGGACTGTGATGTACCAAAGTTAGAAGCCGTGTTATACAAATTGGCCACACGCACTTCACGGGCCAATTCGATAATGTCAGTAATGCCTTCAACCGCATGGTTACGTGGGTCGTAGTTAGCCGGTGCATTAACAATGTCATCATTAGGGATAACATCGGCAAGTCCATAATCTTCACAACTTTCTGTTTTACTAGTGACCGAAAACTCAACCTGGTTAGGGGATGACTTACGTCCAACTCGCGTATCCGGAATCGTAATACGCTCTGAGCTGTCAAACACATTGTATTTAAATTCTTTCTTACCCACCGGCATACGAGGACAAACAGCGTCTGCAATCAATTGCATGTTTCGATACGCGATAGCAATTGCTGTTTGCTCTACGCTTGGGGTAAATGGCATGCCATTACTCATAATAGTTTTCCTATCTTTTAATGATTAAATTAGAGAAGACTGTTACTTAACAATCAAGAATGGATTGATAGTCACAGTGCCAACAGTGCCTGCATCACCGTTTTCAAGGGCCACGCCTAACACCCATACTTCAGCATCTTCAGTGTGGTCAGCCTTGTTAAAGGCAATCGCTCTGCCATCGCTATCAGCAACAATAGGATTGCCAGCAACCACAACACCGCCAAACTCAACAGCGCCAGTGCCAGATAACACAACATCACATCGACCACTGTCATCACTGCCATGTTCACTCACGCCAACAATGGCTTGAGATACATCAGCCGCTTGTTGCGTCGTAAAATCGACATTAAACATGGCTACTATCCGGTAACTACCAATCGCACTACTTACATCAAAATTCTTAATAAACCCTGGTTGTGCCATTATTTATTCTCCTGTTGAATTTGCGACAGTGCAGCGGATACGGAAATGGTAATTCCTTTATCAGCTTGCTGTTTTTGGTAATCGCTCGCTTTAATGGCCAGCGCTTGAGCGTCCAACTCTTGAGCATCTTCATTGTCCTTAGAAAAATCTTTGGTTAAAGAATCTTGCTCAGGTAATCCTTCCAAGAACGACTTGAACCACGTAGCCGGTGATTCACTTTTACTGCCATCAGCAGCAGCGAATTCAAAGGTTGCATCATCGCCGTCTTCTAGGTTGGCCATGAACTCAGCAACACCTTCGATATTGGTTAATCGCGGTGATTTACCACCGTTGATTGTTTCGTTAACAAAAGTCGCGGCTTTGCTTACGTTGGCTTGAAATTGAAGTGTCTTGTTCTTGGCTCGCTCTTCATCGAGTGATGCTTGTAGCGCTAGCTTTTCTTCTTCAGTCACGGCGTTATCCTCATGGTCGGTTGGGGTAGAAAAATCGGTGTCAGTAGATTGGGTTTCTTGGCGGCGTTCGTGCTCTGCAATAATGGTGTCTTCCTTTAAATACTCCGCTTGCCATTCAGGCACGACTTGATTGGCGGTTTCAGTGCCGAATTTATCAGTCAAAAATGTATGCAGGTTTGAAAGTAGACGTGTAACTACATTAGATGTTTGCAGAGAGATAGATTCGATTTGCTCGCTTGCCGCAAACTCAAATTCAAGGCCGTCGGCGGCCTCGTTAAATTGCCAGTTTAAGCCGTCAACGGCAGGGGCTGCGCCACCTAAAAACCCGATGTGGCCAAGTTCATAACCACCATCGACTTTATTGAGGCGAACGCTACGGTTGGGGTAGCGTTTATCTTTAACGGCCTGGGCAAACTCAGCACTAACATCTTCAGCTTTAGCAAACAGCACGCCGTCTTCAATTTTTAATTCAGACGCCCAGCCCCA